AATTCCTTTCATGGCAAGCGGCGGTGTTGCTAAAGGTGGATTAACTGTTGTTGGTGAAAGAGGCCCAGAATTGGTTAATTTACCAAGAGGTGCAAGAGTTCACTCAAATGCTGAATCAAGAAGAATGGGTGGCACAGTCAATAACTTCAACATTACAGTCAATGCTAAGGATTCTTCAAAGGCAGAGATGCGAAGAATGGCAGATGAAATCGGCAGAATGATTAATTCAAAAATTAACAGAAGCACATCTTCTAGCACATTGAGGTGATAACATGACATTAGTTGGCGGAGAGTTCGTTTATCTTAAATTGCAACAACATAAAGGCACTAGCACAAGTGTTGATATTATCCCTTTAAAAGTGCAATCAATATCAATAAGTGTAGATAAAGCAATTCCGAATTTACCCGTTCCTCTAAGCGGTTTAGCCACTGGCGAGTCTGCAACAGTTGCCTTAGATTTGGGAATGTCAAACAAAAGAATTTCTTTGACAGGTATTATTTTAGAGACTACTTTAGAAAGAAGCCATACCTCTGGTTCTCTTACATTTACACCTCAAGAAGTTGCTCAACTTATTGCATCGGGTGTTGATTCAACGGGGGCAGCAAGGTATCAAGCAATTAATGAATTAGTGATATTAATTGATTCAAAGGTTAATGAAAGTTATGTGGATAGAGGAAAACAAGCAGACAACCCAAGCAATCCCTCTGCTTCTTCTTTATCAAACGGAACATTAACTGCACAGATTCCTTTTACATTTAGGTCCAGAGGAGCCTCTTTAGAAAAAGATAATAAATTTGTAGCGTTATCGAAGGCCTTTCCGACCTCCGACACCTCCACTGGCCTTGCAGGTTTTATTCAGAGTTTTGGTTTTGAATTAAATGCAGAAACAGTGGAGGTTTCTTTCAATATGGAATTTGTTGTCGCCAATGTTTTACCATGAGGTTTTATTATGTCATATTCTATTTTTACAGGGAAACAAAGGTCTCTTGTTTTTCCGATTATGTGTAATGGTTTTTTAACAATAGATTATACCGATAATGTGGCCTCAACAGGAACAGGCATCACTTACGGTCTTTGGGATTTAGACGACAACTTTACTTTTGAGTGTGTCTTAACTCCTTATGAAATCAACGGTTATGGGACGCATAGCACAGGAGGCGATTTATTTATACCCACCAGTGGGAGCCTTTCAAAGGTGAGCCACAGCGACGGTATTGGCATTGTTTCAAGCAGCAAAAAAATAATGCCCGCCTTAGAAGAATCCATTTACACCGCAGGGACGCAGAATAATCACCAAAGCGAGGTGTATTTACCAAGAGCAAATCGCAAAAATCACGAAATGAGAATTTTTCATAGCACTAATTTCCAAGTAAGTTTAGTAAATGAAACTCTCCATAATGAAAACAACCCTGCGAGATATAAGATTAAGGTAGGGATTAAGTTAGGCTCTGCTTCTATGGAGTATTTTACAAGCGATGTAGTTATTCTGCCGAACGAAGGGAGTCAATATGATTATATCAGCACTAGCAACTTAGAAGGGTTTGATGAAAATGGTAAATTAAAATATAGGCTTAATTCAACTGCTACTGCTGGTTCTTCTGGAGCGACTGTCAATTACGCAATTGGAACCTCCACATTATTTGAGGGTGCTGAGTTATTTGTTAGGCAAGGAATAGAATTTTTATCAATAGGCACTATACAAACTTTTACCAGCAGTGCCATCACTTTGGCGGCTCCGTCTCCCATTACAATAAATAATGGGGATAAAATATACATAAAGCATATTCAAGAACCTAGTTATATCAACAATACTTATCATATTGCCTGTTCTTGGGATAATCAAAATAAAGTTGCTAATTTGTTTTTTAATGGTCGTTTAGTTAAGACTGGGACTCACACACAAACAGATTCCTTCACTATGGCCGCAGAAGATTTTTACATTGGGGCTAACGGTGGAGGAGCAACGGGGGCTAATTCGGCAACTACTAATAATCAATTCATGGGGGAACTCCATGAGTTGAGCATTATGAATATCAATAAAAGAGAGTTTGATGCCGTGAATAACTTAATGCCTAATTTAAATGACACTGTTTTATATTTGCGATTTGAGGAGGTGGATGATTAATGGCACTAAACATAAAAGATGGTAATATCTTCAATGCCCCCACTAACCCATATTTGATTGATATTAGTCCAGTTGATGGAAATAGAATTTATACTGCAATTACAGAACAAGACACCTCTGTTGTAATTAGCGGTTGGGGCGGAACAATTACAGAATACTCAAACTTAAACACCACGAAAGGATTTAGAATTAAATGCTATGATTCATTGACTACGACAGGAATTAGATTTAACCCCACCGCTACAAACTTAACAGATAATGATTATTTTGTTCTATTATATTCAGATACACCATACCAGCACCATTTTGCTAAAATCACAGAAGTTTTGACAGAGGACGAATATGGGGATGCTTTTGAGTTTGAGCCAAAATTAGGAAATGAAATACCAAAGGACACTAAATTTATTATTTTTGAAATGACTAAAAATGATAATGTTATTGCTATATCAATGGGTATGCTTCAAGATAATGATTTAGGCGAATCTTTGAACGACTTTGAAGGAGAATTATGGAGAAGAATGTCTGTAGCAAGGCCACTATTTTATTTCCCGACAATAAATAATAGCCGATATAAAACGGATAAACCTAATGAATTAAACCATAATCATAAATTCTATGCTATAAGGGAAAGCGGGACTGCTAACAGTTATACGCTATCAAATGCAGATAACTGCAAAGTTTTTACAACCATGCAAGACTTTGGTAAGTCTGTTATAGATTACAGCAGGTTCTCCTATAAAATAAAATTGACTGATAAGTTAAGAGACTTAGATGTTGGTCAAGGCACAAGCACCACTTCTAATGAAGGCACAAGTCTAACGGTGGACGATACGAATTATCAACAAAGCCATTTTAACGCAAGAAGAATCGCAGACGATGTTATCTCTACTCCAACATTTACCGGTCCTTTAAGATACTTAAGTTATGATTTTTCTCCTACAAAAGCCAACCTACTTTACAATGTTTATGACCACACAAATACAGAATCTATTGACGGAAAAGGTGGTTTTGCAGAAACATCAGTTATTGATAATGGCAGAATTATGCCAAGAAAGGTAAAAGAGTTTGACTCCTACCGTGTGCGACACACTATTCATACTGGCGACATGAATGATTTCTTTGCATTAAGAGCAACATATGATTCATCTGCCTCTGCTACAGTATTTTCATTCAATACTGAGTATGATTTGGGAACAGTCTTGAACACAGGTGATGAAGTCAAAATTGATGATAATATTTTAATTATAAAAACTATCGGTTCACTATCGGGAACAACGCAAACTCTTACCTTTGAAAACAGCACAAACCCCTATACAAGAACCGAGAACGAAGGGGAATTTACCGCACAATCAATCACCCCCTCAAGTGGTGCAACGCTCCACAGGCGAGCATATAACGCCACAGACGGGACACTTATGCTTGACACCTCACTACTTAATGGTAGGTTTAGCAAAATGTATCTGTCATTCACCTCTTTAAATCATAATGAAAGGTTTGCCACTATTACTGCTTGCGATGCTACAAAAAGAATGATTACTCTCTCTTTTTCTGATGATTCTTATAACACTAATCCTCTAAGTTTTGCTCAAGGGGAATACCGACTACACATTGAAAGATTTAATGGTGAAATTGAAAATATCCAAAGTAAAAAGGAGGATGGGCAAACTATTATGGAAATTCAGGGCAGAGACAGGTTTAACAAATTGCTTTCCCCAGTTGTAAATTTAAACACTTTGTTTAGCGAAGATATTATTTATTCTAGTAATAGCCCATACAACAAAGTCGCCAACATAAAGTCAGGTAGCACATACACTCTTCCTTTGGGGGCAACGACGATTGATAGCAATATTAATGATGGGCTTTTGGCTTCTCCTCTTGATGGTGCTAATTTTGATAATTACCCTGTTGTAGGAACAAAGTTGTTTTCAGTTAATGGTTATATTGGTCAAGTTGAAAGCATTGGGAGGCATATTATCGGAGGACAACCCATTGGGGCACAATTTACAATTACTCCTGCTATGACACAACTTAATTCCGAAGCAATTTATATGGATAAAGAAAAAAATTATATTTTATCAAAAGCCCTTGGTTCCTCTCATTTGGCTACAAACAAACCTTCTTCTCTTACAGGAGCCGCCAATAAGGGATTGATTTTTACATCAGGAAATAAAATTACAATGTCAAGCGGTGTTGAAAGCGATTCTCTAGTTTCAACTAGTGCAAATACAAATTCTGGCGCAATTGGATATGCAATTCATAAACCGTCATCTATTTCAAACGACTTCGCTTTACAATCAAAATTAAAGGATGAACACGGAAGTGCAGGAGAATCAACCTTTGATACTGTAAATACTTTAATTGACTTTGAGGTGGTTTCTACTTCAAAGAAAGACAACATTACAGAAATTGAATTGGCTCCATATATTCCTATTACTTTGGGTAGAAAAACAAATTATTTTACAGATACCAGTGATTTTACATTTACAGAAGTAGGAACAGTAAGTGCTGTTGATAGTGCTACAAATGATACCTTTTTTGACATTGCTAATGCAAACGCCTATACTTTAGAAATAGGAGATGCTTTGTTTGTTGGTGCAAATAAAACATTCGTTGGCTTAGTCTTTGATAAATTAGTTAAGACTACCTCTTCTGCATTAGTTAGAGTTTTCTTAGATAGGACTTTACATAATTTTTCTACAAGCGAAACAATATATAAAATTGATAAACCCGTTAGTGATTTACTGTTAGTTAATGGTTCTCATTTATGGGGAGGAAAAATTTTAGTCCGTCCTCATCCCACAATGCGGGTTAGTGGCGCAGTTCCATTAAATGTAGAAAGCACAACTGTTGCAGGAGATAATACTAGCCGTTTTGGACAACCATACTATAAAACTAGAGAAATTGGTTTCGGTAATTTTACATTAAATAATCCTCTTATTAAAAAATCTAACTCTCGGTTTCCTAGTTTTTATCCTAGAAAGTCTCAATTAAATACTTATGTTAGTGCTTATAGATTTAAACCAAATACGGGCTCATCTAATATAAATAGTGCTAATAAGACAGATACTTCTTATAGGGTCTTACCGCCAGACGAAAGAGGCTATCATAGTCCATTTGGTTCTAATTTAAATAATACAAGAATATTTACTAGTGCTAATGAATCAGTCAATTTCTACTACGGTCTTGGTTTTGGTCTTTTAGAAAAATATGCTAGATATATTCATATAGATGAATCAGCCGCTAGATTATTTTTGTATGTAAATAGTGATATTTTACCTTATAGTAGTTTAAGAGAAGATAGTTTGTTGCATTCAATAGGCGGAAGTATGTCTAAAACCTTAGATAACTATAATTTATTTTTGATTGATAATAAAAATGTAGGCGATTCCGCATTAGAGTCAGGAGAAAGACAATTATTAAAAGATGAAAAATTCCAAACCCTTTCATTTTCTAGCGAAACTGATTTATCTAAACTCAAGAGATTTGGGTTGATGAGGCTTACAGAACTATGTGTAGATTTTCTTTTTAATCCGGTAAATCCTGAAAAAGAAATTCTTAAGAGAGTTCCTGAAAGTCTTGCTAGCGTTTTAAGTTTGACGGGTTCTTCAATTACAGCAATAGCAGAAATTGATAATATTTCTGGAACTACTCTTACTTTAAAAACCTCAGAGACCGTTAATACTGGGACTCTTATTTTTGATGAAAAAGGTCAATTTATTGGAGAAAAGGACGGAACATCAACAGGAACAGCCCACACACTTACTTCTGCTGGAATATTGACCAATAATGGTTCTGCTGCTTCAAATGCTATTGTAATAACTGGATTAACAGGAACAAACTTAAAAGGAAGAAATCAAAAAGATTCTTTTTATCAAATGGATAGATTTAAATTCCACCCACTCAAATGTTGCATTATCCCCCAAGCAAGCAATTATGGCTCAGATACTGGAGATGCTGCTGCAAAAGCAAATGATACGGGTTCGGGGGCGACTCCGCTCTCTATTCCATCAAATACAGAAATTGTTTTGCCTATTGCATTTGAATCTGGAAATTATTCAACACTATCTGCATCAGCAGATACCTTTCCAATAAGACCATTAGGACATTATTTTTCAAATGTTCACGGTAAAGCATATAATGGTTTGATTGGTGTTGCTTTAGATAGATTCAGTATTGAGAATGGTGGACTACATAAAGTAGAAGTGGGAAATACAACGCAAGTTTTGAAGGGCGTTGGAGAAATTACTGTTAATGCGGATGAACATATCATTTTACAAAGCGATAAGAGTTTTAAAGGGTTTGATTATCCAAGTGATACTAGTGCTTCATATGGAAGTTCTCGCCCATATAGTGCCGATGGAGCGATGATGGTTTTTAAGCCACGGCTATTTTTACAAACGACCGCTCCAGCAAATTTTACAACAGGAACAATTACCTCTTCTAATGGGAATTTGCACAAAAATGTTATTGATGTAGCAACTAGCGATAAACATAATTGTTTCTTAAAGTTTATTGATTTAACTGGATGCTATCTTGTTCCCGAAGCAGGAACAGATATTGTTGGAACCTCTGTTTCTACTGGAACAAAAGATTTAGCAACGAGTATGCAAGAGGTAAGAGTCTCACAAATAACTCATGTAGTCTCGCATGAGGTCAATAATGGTAATATTAACGAGCATCATTTAATCACAAATGGGGCTTTAGCCGCAGGAGCATATAGAATACTTCAACCTAACGAAACCTGCTTTTATGATTTTATGCCTAAAGAATTACACCTTAATACCTTAAAATCTGAATATACTAAAAAAGCAAATAAAAATGAAGTATATTTAGATGAAAAAGAAAGTTATTTCTATAAGGAAGGAAAGGATAAATCGGGAAACAATTCTTATCAAGATGAGGGAGTTTTATCTATGTTTGTTTCCATTGATTTAGACAAACAATCCGATGATACGGGCATCGTAATTGAAGATAGTGCTGAATTTCTTGATATTTTACCAGAGGGAGAATACTCTTTATACTATACAGATGGTGAGAGTTCAAAGAGAATACAAACGACTTCACAGAAAACAACAGATAACTTACATTCAATAGTATTAAATGAAATATTTGATGCTAAAGGAGTTGTTTCTGTTTCGGAAACTTTTGCGGTTTCATCAAATGAGGAATTAAAAATTGACCCAACAAGAGCCTGTATTGGTTCAACCGTAAGTATTGGTCTTGAAGGTGAAGATTTAATCAATGAATTACTTGAACAAGAAGGAATTGAATTTACAACCACTTCAACAGATACTCCTATGTATTTAGCACCAAACTATCAAGGGGTGGATTTATACTCTGCTATAAGGTATATTCTTGATAGAAAAGACATGAAACTTGTTGAAGAAAATGGTGTATTTAAGATTATTCCCGAAGATGAAGATTCACTAAGAACAAACATCACAATTGATGATAGTGATGAATTTTTTATTACTGACTTTGATAAAGTCTCCACTCTCTTTGACTTCTTTAATGAAATTAATGTTTATGGTAATGCCCACAAAGCGGTTCGTAAAGACCTTCGTTCAATTCAAAAGAGAGGAAGAAAAACCTTAGAAGTTGTAGATAATACCCTACTAACCCAAGAAGAAGTGGATAAGAGGGCTACTAAACTTTTGTTAATACATTCTCGCCTCAACCAAAAATTATCATTCACTTTACATAGCAAGGGTATTGCTCAAGTAAGGGTTGGGGATATTGTGAATGTATCTATTCCTAGAGAAAACATCGAAATGAACGAATACATTGTTTTGGAAATGGAACACCAATTGGCTGGTTTTATCAAACTTCAACTTGGCCGATATAGCAAGGACTTGTCCGATGTGTTCTCTGAGTTGTTAATTTCCAGCAAGCAAACAAAGGCGGCATTGAGAAGCAGCGACCTAAGCGCACAGGAAGTTTCCTTTAATTTCCTTGATACGATAGACACCAAAGAAATTAAATTGTTGGTTAGAAAGAGAAGTGCATCAGGGCCGGTCCTCGGCTTCACCGTCCCGCTTGGATTCAGCACAACCATAGGATTTGGCGGAGGAACAATTACAATTACAGACCTAGTGGAGAAGGATTTAGCATGATAACTGATGAATTGAAAAGTCAAATCGCAACGCACATCAAGGATGCTCTCTTTGATAGTGCAAAAATAGGCCTTGGAGGAAACGCTACAAGCCCAACCGCTACTGATTTAGATGTTCCTTTGAGTGTTGTTCCTACCATTGTTAAAACAAAATCAAGTGTAAATGTGCTTGAGGTCAAAGTATCAGTGGCGGGTAGTGCGATTCAAGGTCAAGTCATTCGTGAAGTTGGT